GTGCCACTTTTGTGTTAAATATCACAACGTCATCACCAAGTAAACGGTATTGTTTGAAGAACCGTAAAGGAATTCCTTTATGGAAATTCTCTCAATTTGCCGCAAACTGGATGATGTCGTGGTGCCAAAGAGCGAAACTTGGGAAGGAAGATAGTAAGCCTAACGGCTGTCCTACCTTCCATCTTACGTTTTGCTTTAAGGCTTTAACATAAAAGTCCCGATTCGTCATTACCTGAAATCAATTATCGGCTACAGCATCGCTTGCCATTAACCTTAGACGGTGTTTCTGCATAAATGCAGGAATCCTGTCTGAGGCTGATGATAAGTCGAAGCAATAAGTCGGATGTCCTAAGCTTTCATTGATAAGGGTCTTAAAACCCTTGTCTTGGTCTGCAGTGGAATCTGTACTTATTGCCTGTAGTGTCTTATACAGAGAAATCTGTATAGGCTTTAATGATAACTGACTCCAGTAATCTCCAATAGCGAATATTCTCGTCTTACCAGCCGGTTCGGATGAAAATCCGAGTCGCCCGGTATGAAGAGATTGTTCACTTGTGACTGTCTCAGATTGTTTCATCATTCAACTAGTGATTCAATCCTGCCCAAGGGCAGTGTTTAAATTGCTAATTGCCGATGAAAGAATCGGGTCAGCCACAACAGCCTTGGCGTCGAGGTGCGAGCAACTTACCGCTGGTCCGTTAGGACCTTTGGATAACGTTGTTAGCACCTTTGACCAGGGTTGTATTGGATCTGCAATTGAACCTAAGTATCACTTACGGTTTACCGTAAATCGTTCTAGAAATTTCTTAAACTTTCTATCTATATCCAGAACGGATTTCAGAGTATTCTCTGGCATCTCGTCCGTGATTGTCGATAGTTTAGAATAATCAATTTCTAGTCTGATTTGTTCGTAAGAACGAGCAATACTTAGCGCGATCCTCTCGATATTCCTATCACCTTTGATGAGTGGCCTTAGCGGCCACAAGGTTTTAGGGATACCGTTTGAATCGACTTTGCAGAACGATATAGGTTGAGTAGGAAGCTGCAGAAGATGGTTACGTAGAAATATGTAACTGTCTTTGTAGAGTCCTAGTGTGTAATGTTTTCCATGATTGCGAATGCAATCATAGATTCCGTTCTCATACTTGATCCAAATGTCAACAACCAAAGCAATCTGAGGATTCGGTAAATCTAGAGAAGCTATAAAAGCTAATCTAT